AGACTACAAAGATGTTGCGGCAATGATTCTTGAAGACCTTGGATGTGAAGTCCTTGAACTCAAAGAAGGAAAGATGATTTGCTCCTTCAGTCCACAAAAATAATACGGGACTAGTAAGTGACAGGAGTAAATTGAAGCGCAGAAGAAGCGAAGCGACTGGTATTCCAAAGAAATACGGAAGGCCCCATTTACTCCATTTACGAATGGCTGTAGGCCGAAGGCCGTAAGCCTGAAGAGCGAGCAGCGTTAAATGGATAAATGGAGGGAGTATTGCTTTGGAATGCGAGCAAGCAATTTCGCCGTGGACTTTTATTCAAATATATTCGGGACTAAAAACTGGGTAAGCATTTGCGTACGAAGTCGAAATGCTGCGCAGCTGTTTAGGGTGTTGTGCACGCCCAGCGTGCAAGCGAAGCGTCATAAGCCCTAATAGCGAAGCAACAGTTCGACTGTATGCAATGCGGTAATTGTGATGAGACTAAATACGGGACTAATAACTGCTGGGAGCAAACAGCGAAGTTGCTTTCTTTTTGAGCATGGCGGGAGCGAGAAGGTTCCAGGAGCGGAGTTATTTTACGATTAAAGAATTTAAGGGAACAAGCGAGGATGCGAGCGTTGAAGGACGAGAAGCTTGAATGCAAACAGTAAAAGTTCGGGACTAGAGACCATTCAAGCGGTGAGTCGTTTGAGGCGAGCTGCGATGCGCAGTGTACTTAAAGGATTTAAGAGTGAGATAACGAGCATTCTGGAATTTCGAGCGTTCGCCGAGTGAGAAAAGAAGCACGAGCACAAGTTGTGATTTTTGTAGCAAGCGAAGCTTGCGGGACTATAGAGAATGTTTTATAAGCAATGTTTAACAAACAGCTTTACGAAGTGAAACCGGGCAGCTGCTGAAGGTTGGTGGTAGCTCTTTTGCGGACACCACCGGAAGCATCTGCTGGTGAGCGAGTAGGCGTGGACTTTTATTTATCAAAAAAAAACGGGACTAATAACCACATGGTTAGGCATGTGCCTGTTTTGAAAAGGAGTGGAGCGACTGTTGGTTTTTAAAGTTTACGGAAGAGGCTCTTTTTGTCTTTTTTGAGCGAGGCACGAGCGAAAGCGACGCTTGCGGAGCGGTAAAAAGAAAAAAAGAGAGGGAGTAAAATTTAACAAACCATGAAAAACGGCACTGCCGGGAGTTGTTAGATAAATTATTACGGGACTTACTTCTATAAGCCAACAAGCATTGCGTCTTTCTGTTCGATGTGAATGAGCGTGCTGGTAACGAGGTACGAAGTTACGCAAAGCGAAAGAACAACGAAAAAGAAAACGCATGCGGTAGCTTTTATTTGAAACGCATCGGGACTAAAAACCAACAACAACGAGCATTCCGAACGAAGCCAGAGTAGCCGCCGAGGCTTCCCGTAGTTTGCGTAGGGAGCCTGGCGTCTACCTGGCAAGCGAGGAGGCGAAGTGAAGCTTTATGTTTGCCTTTACGGGACTAGTTTTTGCGAGCGAGCAAGCATTGCATTTTCGTTCGACTCGGAGTGAGCGTGCTGTGCAGAGGAACGATGCACGCAAAGCGAACGTAGGTCGAAAAGAAAATGTATGCGGTGAGTGAGTACTAAGAAAAACGGGACTTATATGTTGCAGGACTGTTTGACGAGTCGCATAGCGACGAAGTGTTATTTTGTGTACCCAGAAGGAGGAGTAAGGTATGCGTAGGGAGATGCGAAGCAACGAAGTGCGACAGCAATTCGGCGCTAGCATAAGCGAAGCGACCTTGCGACCGAACTTCTGGGGTAGCAAAATACACGAGAAGCGTTGCGACGAGGCGAATGTCCGGGATGTCGCAATCAAAGATAGATATTTATTGAAGTCTCGGGACTCAGTAGTTGTTGAATCAATGATGTATTTCTTTCCTTCAAACAGCTTAGACAGATAAGAAATCTAGGCGATTCTAGAGAAGCGAAGCGAAGCTACGAATCGACGGTTACCGGGTTCAAAAGCGGAGGGTTGTTGAGACCGAGCAGCGGTCGAAAACATCCGTAGCGTTGAACTCGGTAAAGATTTCGTATATGGATAAGCGGGAACCATTCATTCAATGTCCGTACGGGGCTGAAAACCTAAACAGTTATACCCGTTATCCGGGATGAGGAAGCGTACTTCCCACGGCCCCCCGCTCAGCGAGCACGAAATCATTTTTGATTTCGATGCCTCGCTCCGTGGGAATTCGCTGGTGCCAAAGTTGTTAGATAAATCTGCACGGGACTTGATAACAAGATTTTGTAGCACCACGGGTGGAGCGATGACTTGAGTGCGAGTATCGCTGTAGTGGAGCGGGTAAATCGATGAAGCTAGCGAGCGATTTTTGTGCAACAAAATGAAGCGAGCGTTGCTGAAGAGATTTCTCGCGTAACGGAAGTGGACGAGCGACTCAGTCAGAGCGTAACTCCGTTGGTGGTGCAAAATCTGGTGAGCTTTATACAGCTTTCTACGGGGCTTAAGAACAAATCCGGGCGTTCGTTTCTTTCTGTGAACCAGAGGTAGTGAGCAACGGTCAAGCCTCTTGACGAAGCGAAGGCGATGCAGCGCAATCGGTTGCGTCGGCTCGCTAAATGAGTTAGCGATGACTAATCAATCATCTGTCGGATAATCGGGACTAGAGACTTGATGCCGGGAAGAAGCTAAATCATTTAGTGATGCGTAAGCAACGATTGAGCTGACGGAGACGAGCCAGAAGTCAAGGGCTTGCAGTTGCGAACGGTCTCTGGAGAACAGAAGAACGAACATGGTAATTAATCGGGACTATAAAGTTCTTTCTTTTATCAGTAAGGGTTAGTTATCTCGACCGAGCGAGTGTGCTGCGACGTTTCGGTGCGAGGAGTTCGGATTACTCCGAAACCGAGCATCGAGCGGAGCATCACGTGAGCGAGAGAGAGTAACGGTGGTTGTCCGGTGGATATTTACGGGACTAATAAGTAGCGAGCAGTTTCTGAGTACGCAACATTCAAAAGCGTAGTGAAGCATTTTCTGGATTGGAGACATCGCTAGGTACACGAAGGAGTGATGTTTGTGTTCGGACTTGCCGAAATACCAATCTATTGGTATGAGGTTGGTGGTCCGCAGGACTCACCAATCCGACAAGCAAACTGAAGCGACTGAAGTGTCCGCAGTGATGTCGGAGAGCCAGAATTGCGAACTTAGCGTTGAATGTGGAGTACTCGGAACGCAAGCGGTGACTGTTATTCAATTACCTACGGGACTAAAGAGTCTGAACAAGAGCGCTCTTCTGGGGCTATCCAGTAGCCAAGCGCAGCCTCGTGCGTGCGTGGGCAGCATGCCCTTGCGTGCACGGGCGAAGCGGGCGGTTGGATAGAAACAGAAAGTGCGTCTACCGGAGTTGTGTTCTTACTTATTGCGGGACTAGTGAATAGCGATGTTTCTCTTTTTGCGCAAGAAGCCTGCGGAGCGAGCAGTTCCTGAATCGTAGCCATGGCCGAGGTGGACGAATGAGCGATGTTTGTTGTACGGGCTTGACTACATATCGAAGCAGGATTCGATATGTAGTTTGGCGGTTCGTAGAACTCGCCAATCCGGGAAACAAACTGAAGCGATTGAAGTACCCGACGCTATGGCGGAGAGGCAGGATTGCGAGAGTAGCGAGGCTGTTTGCGGGAAAAGGAACAAGCGGGGATAGTTATTCAATAATCAATCGGGACTAATAAGCGTGCGCATTTCGCGTAGGAAACGGAGCTCGTGACGTAGCTTCGTGGAGCGCGGAAGTTCCTTCAAGCGAACACGAGCGGAGCACGAGCGGTGTTTCCGAGAGAATGCGGTAACCAAACAAATTACTAGGTCAATGTTATTAAGGTCGGGACTAATTACCAATTTAGGCAAGTAAGCCATTTCATTGACTGAACAACCGTGAGCGAAGCTTTCCCAGGCCGAGGCACGAGCGCCGGGAAGCGGAGCGGTCGGTAGTGAAGTCATGAATGGCGTCGGTTAGTGCGATTGGTGGCTGAGCATGGCGTAGAAGGCAAGCGAAGTACTTGCCGACGCGTGATAACGCATCGGTGCACCGAAGACGAGCCGCTTGTCGGCAGCGGATTCGAGTGCATACGAAGCGAGCCTGCGAAGCCGTGCTGTGACACCAAGCAAGCACGACAGTTGTCATGGGGGCTTCGGGACTAAAAAGTAATTACAGGTAATCAATATTTCCGGGTGTTGAGACATTTCATCGCGCAACCAGCACCGAAGCGGAAAAACTGCTTGTAGCGAAGCGGAAAGCGTTTTGTAGCGGTGGTGCAGGTGGAGCGTGAATGTCGACAAAGCGAGATAAGACCGAGCCTTGGTGGAGCGAGGAACCCAGGTGAAGCCAAGACGAAGTCTGGCGTAATCTGGGCTGCGAAGCGGAGCCAGTGTGAGGGTGAAATTGAGCGTGGATTGTTATGTCGGTCATCGGGACTAATAAATAACGATTGCGGCTGTCGAATAGTTATTTCATCCGCAGAACCACCCGTAGTGAGAAAACTGATGAGCACATTTATGGGCGAAATCGTTTTCGAACGGGGGGTGGTGAGCGGTGAATAACGTCAAGCGCAATAAAACTGAGCCCAAGGTGGAGCGAGAAGCCGGGCGCTGCCACGCCGAAGGGTGGCCGCGTCTGGATACGAAGCGCAACCTGAGGCGAGGTTGCAATGGAGCAGGGACTGTGATTAGAGTCGGGACTGAAAGACATGCAGCAGCAGGGCTGTTCTACCTATTAGTATCTCTTTCGCCAGGATGGAGAAAAATGATGCAAAATGAAATGACTATGACACGCAGAAAAAGTAAACCACAGTCCCGTACGGAATTATGGCGTTGCCCCAACTGCGGGCATGAGGTTAGTATTGGCGTTCCTGCAATGCAAGCGTCCTGCAGTAATAAAGAAAAGCACACTTCTAGCACTGTTGAGATGGAATTAGTCCATTCTTTTTGGGATGACAACATCAATGGTCGGAACGTCAAGTTTTATGAGCGCTCCTAAGCCCCGCCCGACTTCTTCGCAAGCCATCTCCAGGCAATAAAATAAGCCAAACCCCATACGGGACTCCAGACCGGTTTTCCCGGGGTTTTCAAAAGCAAAAAACAAATGACGGTGGCGGATGAGAAATATTCTGCCTTGGGGGTTGCAAGCCGCAAGTATCCTCGCTACTATTCACCCCATGCAAACCAAGCGGATTGAGCAGCTCGCAGTAGGGAACATCTTTACTTGGGCTTTTCACGAGCACTATCGGGTAACTGAAATCAAAGCACCGACACGCAGCAACGGCAGCACTTATCTGCTCAGCTATGTCGGTCTAGAAACTGGAACCAAAGTTCTTGACCGCAAGATGCCTAAAAAATCAATCTGCGAATTCATCAAAGGGGAATAGCAATGGCTAAAAAACCACTTTACAAAAAAACAGTTATTTCAGGAAAGAAGTTCCGCAAGGCGTTGTACGAGTTTCTGCCTACAGCAGACATCGAGCACGACAACGAGGGCCAGGTAATTATTTACACAGGTCTCACCGAGGGAAACGGTGACAACTACGTACTTATTGACTAGAATAAAAATCACCCACTAAAAAATCAATTACTAAAAAAAGGAAACATCATGAAAAGCAATTTAGAGCTGACAGAAGCTGCAACAGAAATTTTCAATGACTTGGCTAACTGGCCGGGTCTTACAAAGTCCACGTGCCATATTTTCAAGAGCCGTGACGGGCAACTGGTGACACTTGGTGTCTACGGTGATATCTATGTTGGTTTGGAAAACATCGCCAACGAGACCGACGAAGAAACACTTCACGACTTCGAGTTTCTTGGAGTTGAAACCTCTGGCTGGGCAGCTCCTATTCGGGAAGGGGGCGACGATGACATCATCCCTAGCAGGCACCCAGAACGTCGTCGAGTGCGTATGTTGAGTGTTATTGACCGGACATGCCGCATTGCTTCGGTGATGAGCCTTGACGACGACGGAGAAATTCTTACCGACCTTGCAGGGAGTGGAAGCCTTGCTGATGCATTGCGTCTCGTGATGGCAAATGTCCTTGCAGCGGAAAGCATCACTGCGGCTTGGGCAACAAAATGAGGTTGACACTCACGGTAAGCATGTTCAAGTTCGTTTGGGACGGCGGTCCGTACTGCAACATCTCCCACATCAAAGCTCCCTTGAAGCCGTTTACACAAATCCGGCTATGGGACATCGAGACAGCAAAAAGCATGATTGGAGAAATTGGGCAGCAGGGCACGGCAGAGCGTTTTGCTGTGAAGTGCAACGATTGGATTTCAACCGAAGCTTTTGATTGGCTTCGTTCTGGTGAACTTTCTATTCACATCATGGAGAATGCATCATGAGTACAAACATTGGGTATGTGGTCAACAAGTACACGGGAGAAGCCTGTCCACTTGAACGGGTTCTTATTGTTGGCTCGACGGGTGAAGCTTCTGCTTACAGGAAAGACAACGGTATTCGTCTTGGAGGTGATAAGCATGTCGTTGTTGTTGGAAAAGACGATACGTCTGAAGGAATGTACAACCACCCTGCGTGGCGAGCAAAAATGATGCTTGTTGCCGGCCAGGCTGGCTTGCCGCTCTCTGCCTCGTGGGGAATTATGAGCATGACGAGGAGTAAGTAAATGGGTTACACGCACTACACGGACAGGCCTGTCGGTAATCATGGAACAGCAGAAATGTTTGGGAAGCTTGCACTAGATGCAAAGCTGATTTGCGAGCACGCACAATCCATGGGCATTCGCCTGGCAGGACCTTTTGGAGAGGTCGGAACATCACCTGAATTTACCGAGGGTTATTTTGCTTTCAATGGTGAGGACGGCCCTGACGGTGATTTGTCGCACGAGACATTCCGGTGGGAAGCAAATCCCGTTCAGCCTGAGTGGCGGCAAGACGAGTTGTTCTATTTTGACTTTTGCAAAACAAATCAGAAACCGTACGATGCGGTAGTTACAGCTATCCTTATTCGAGCAAAAGTAATCTACGGTAAATTGCTGCAGGTAAGTTCTGACGGAGAATGGACAGGAGACCAACTGTCGTGGGGTACATGGGCCTCAGGGAGGGCGCTATATGAAGAGGTATTCAACATCGAGGCTCCTTGCCCGTTCGTCCGGACTGAGGTTTAGGTTGTATGCAATCGTCGTCCTGTTGATTATTTTCTGCGTATTCAACTAAAAAAGTTTGTCCATCGGTATTTCTTGATGCTTTACTTCTACACAAATTTTGTGTGCGTATAGAAAAAGTTCATCAATACTCTTTGCTCCGGAAATGCTACCGCACGGTAACCATGCTCTCACTAGACGCATCGTTGATTTACTTGTAGTGTCAACAGGGTTGCCACAGAAGTTACAAGGGACTAAACCTGACATTCAAACACTCTACATCGGAGGATGCATGCCTTACAAGGATAAATCAAAACATTTAGAGTGGCAGCGTGAAAACCGAGAGAATACATTCGCCAAAAAGCTTCGCAGGCGTGAATACGAACGAGAACGAAAGCGCCGCAAGAGGCTTGAGCAGATAAATTCTCTTCCTGAACCTGAGCGAAGCAAAAAGCTGGCCAAACTCAGGGGACCATACTCACGAAGCCTGTTATAAACACTATTCAGCCCCGCTCCGCTCTTCTCTCTGCCGGCCGGTGCGCACGTAGAGCTATTTAGCCCCGCCCCCCACTTTCCCCCCAGCCCCAGACCCCTAGAAACAACTTTCGGGACTGCGTTTCGCTCTTTGCGACGACTTGATGACGGTGGCGGATGACGTGAGCTGCTTGCTCGACGTGGAAAAGTAAAACTTCCAGGCCAAAACTTCAGCTCAGCTCTTCGACTGCAGCTCCCGGGAATCAAACCAGAAAGGCAATTAGAAGCTATTCAGCCCCGCACGCAATCTTCTGAAGCGCGACATCCGGAATCTTGTGATTAAACCCCCTTCGGGACTGCAGTCCTTGAAATCAGCTTTTGATGACGGTGTCGGATGAGATTTGACTGGGCAGCTCGTTCGACCAGGAAGAAATAAAAAAATCTTTTTGTTGAGGTTGCTTTTTATCGTAGCTCTGGTTAATATGTCCATACCTACCTAAGGAGCTTCTATGCATAGAAGATAATCAGGGGGGTCGTTCTACCGAAAGGGTGAGCGGCCCCCCTTTTTTTATGCCTTTTTTCTGTTTCCTTCTCACGGTAAAAATCCTGCAAAAACTTGCAATTCTCTAGGACCCGGGTAACAGCTCATCAAAAGCTAAGTTTCAAGCTTTACAGCCCCGCCTCCCTCTACGTTGGCATTTTATCTCTTCGATGGCAGCACGAGTCGATGTCTGTGCATAAAACAAACAGCGGGACTGCAGGGTTTGGAATTATTGGACATTTTTGATGACGGTGGCGGATGACGTGGCCACCCGGGTAGCTCAGCAAATAATTTTGCTTCGCTCGGCACCGTGGACCAGTTTTTCAGGTCTTGATAGTGGACCAGTTTTTCAGGTCAAAAAAAAACAAAAAATGTTTGGAAATGTTTGCCTTGTTGGTTGTAAGCCGCTACTATGTACCCCATCAAGTACATCTATTAAAGGAGGGCTCATGGGCCGTAAGTATATTGAAGACCTTATTGAAGAGGGGTGGAGGCTCGACTTGGATTCGCTGATTGCAATCCATCTGTCAAACAACCATTATCCAAGTGTTCCAGCAGTCATGGTTAAGCCATGCAAGGAAGCAATCCTCCACGCTGAGCAGGAAGCTCTCCATGAGCTTGTACAGCTCCCAGCTGGCGTCATGTGGCGCAACCAGACCTCCATTAAGGCTGGAACCCTCATGGACGCATTCCACCTGTGGTCATTCCTTGACCAAGTCCAGGAGGCGTAATCATGTGGGAAGACGTTGAAAAAGCAACAATGAGCGCACTGCTCATCTCTTGGGATTCATGCCACAAGATTTACCTCGCTATGGACGCTGAACAAGCTGCCTGGTTTGAGAGGAACTACACGGAAGAAAACAATTCAGTTTCTTTTCGTGGCGCTCCTTGGGAGATGTATGAGAAAATTCAGGAGTGGTGGGATGTCTCATGTTCACTCCGCTTCATCTCAGCTGTATGGACCGATAACGACAATCCAAATGATGGTTTCATTAGCTTGATTCCACAGTTCGCAGGAGTGTGAAATGACTATTTACCATGTAACAAACCGTGAATCTCGCCTGCAGACGCAGGACCGCTACATTGTCTACAACTTGACCAAAGAGCTTCCAGTCGAGTGGAAGTACTGGACCGTTGACCAACAGGGTTACTGGCTCAACGAAAACGCCGAGTTCATCAGTGACTCTTTCTCCGATGTTGAGCTGGAGGATATGGAAGAAGACACAATCCATATTGAAAAAGACGAACTGCAAGGGGACCTCTAATGGACCTCTCCGTTCACAGGGCAATCTTTATCGCAACCAGCCTCTCGACCGTCCTGATGGCCTGGATGGCATTTGCCGCCCCGGTTATTACTTCAAAAGAAATTGTTTGGAGTTGCATTATTGCTGGGGCACATGTAGTATCTGGTTATCAGTTATTAAAGGAGTTCAAATGAAATCAGTTAAATCGGTTGAAGAGTCAAGGGAAGAAGCTGTAGAGCTTTGCTTGTTTGCTGAAAACGATAGCCGTTGTTATCACAACTACTTAGTGCCGGCATTCAAGAACCAGCAACGTCACTATGACCGTAATCTGAAAAAAGGAGTAGAGAGCAACTTCGACCTTACCGTTTTACTTTTCACGCACACCATGAAGCTTTGCGCGCAGGAATATTGCCGTCAACATGGTTCGCCAACTGTTAAGTGGCATGAAGTCTTCGATGTGCTTACACGAATTTACGCTGCTCGTCACTTCGCAGAATATTTCGTTGCAGAATACAACGCAGGAAATCGGTGGGAAATCTAATGCAGAAGTATTCAATCAATATTGAGTTCTCTACTGACAGGCCAATGACGGACGACGAAATTGCTGCCATGGAGACTGCTGTTTATGTTCAGGTATCTGAGCCAAGTGGATTAGACGGCGACAAACGTGCCGGCTTCAACACACGAACAGTTGAAATCACGGTAAACGAGCTTTAAAGGTTTCTGGCCACTAGGTCAGGATTAACAAATAAAACAAGGAGAAAAAATGCAATCACGCATCAAAAAAGTTGCATCACGCATCAAGTCAAATCGCATGGAGGCTGGGTTGACACAACAGCAGCTTGCCGATTTCGCTGGCGTGGACCGCAAAACAATTAACCGCATCGAGAATGGACACTTCTCCCCAAACATCGAGACGCTTCTTCGTATCTCAGTTGCTTTCGGAGTCAAGCCAGAAAGCCTTCTCGCTGGCGTTTAATGCAGGCGCTAGTAGTTCTGCTCATTCTGTGGGTGCTCTTCTTATGAGGAGCACCCACTTTTTGGTTGTGTTACCACTTACAAGTCGTTAGGATTTAAATTATGAAAGAATCAGTTACTAAACCAACAAAACTCTCAAAAGAGTTCTTAATTGCATTCAATGAGTACATTCTTGCTGGCTACAAGCTCCTGGATGCTTGGCAGTCGCTCGACGAGAATCAGCTCGAGATGGTTAACAGCGATGTTTTCCCATTCAACATGTCTTTTGATGAGTACTTAGCCACAATGGCAAGCAACAAGTTTCGTTTAGAAAAGGAAAGCAGCTTCTAATGGAAAAACAAGTTATACGCACCTACTCACGTTCTGAACAAGTAGAGATGAACTCTGCTGTAGGAAAAGTTGGTGAAGTTTCCATCGAGGAGCTTCTCGTTGGAGTAAAAATCGTAAATGAGCGCTTTCGCTACGGCCATTACGATGTTCTCGTATCTCCGCTCATCGGCAAAGGTGAGAAGTGGGTTGAATTCCACAAAGTTAGGGTAAAAAGCTAAAAAGGTATCGTTTTGAGTACTTTTTAGTCTTCCCGGGGTACTTCTCAGCAAAAATTACGCTTTTTAAATACTTTTACATGTTCTGGCCGTACTTTGTAGCCCCGCTTACGCGTTTTACCGTACTATTGATGTGTTCTGACGGTACCGGATGAGGAGTTTGAAATGAGTTTTTTAGATGCTTGGCGGCTTCTTGGTGTATTTATTATCTTCGCACTGCTTCTGGTCTCTTTTTTTGGTGGTTAGACGCCGGGCCGGCTTTCTCGACCAATACCTACCGAAAAGAGCTTCCGAATGGGAGAAAACCGTACCCGACTTGCCAGGAGGGGGCCCCTGGCCGGCTTAAATACTACATCAAAAAGATTTCAGTCCCGTGCTTGACCGGATTCTGATTACGCGCTACGGTTCACCGCAAAAAGTAGTACATCGTGATTTACTTCTACGGATGTTAAAACGTTTCCTTCGACAAAGGTTTACTTCTCTCGCGTGATACTGATTCGGTAGTCAAATCAATGTTCAATAAACTTGGCACGGTGGTTGATGACCTCGTTACTCCTGTAGATAGACCAGTAAAAACGTTTGTACTACAAAGGGTTTGTGAACAAGCAGTTGCTTTTTTGCAAATGTCGCGCCAGGATGTTTTCATGAATGAAAATTTGTTTGGTTTTGATGAGCCGGCAGCGCCCCGGGAAACAAAATCAAAGAAATCAAAACGTGCGAAGTCAAAGCTTGTAAGCCCCGCTGAGATTCAACAGGTTTTCGATGAATGGCTACGGTGGTGTAAGACAAGCAGCCGGGGTGTTCGGCCGAAGCTTTCAGAAGAACGAAGCATAATTATCGGCTCTGCGATTTATGATTACGGATTAACTGATTGTTTGCTTGCGGTTCAAGGCTGCAGCTTGTCTTCTTGGCACATGGGAGAAAATCCAACAGGAACCAGGTACGACGATATTGAATTAATCCTTCGTGATGCAAAGCACGTCGAGCGATTTGCCGGCCTGGCAGCTGCAGAAGAAGCTAAAAACGATTGACAAAGCTTTTAAGCCCCGCTACAATTACCGGATGGCCAAAGATGACGTGCAGATTCAAGTCGGGACTGCACAGTCTGCTGGTATTCAGTTGTCGGGACTGCATACCAGCTGGCCGAGGTCTTTTTTGATGACGGCGGCGTATGAGCTCGACGCGAGAGGTTGCAACGAATGAGGATTTCTAGTGTTGTGCTTATTCTTGCCTACACATATGCCCTGTATGCGCTGACGCGGAAGAAGAGCCGATGACTCGTAACGATGTGGCGGCAATACTCCTCCATGTTTTCAACGCGTGGAACAACCAAGTCCCCCAAGTAGAGAAGCGCTACAAAGAACTCCTCAGCACCTGGGAACAAATCTTGGGTGATTTGACGGTGGAGGAAGTGAACGGAGCTGTACGGACTCTTATAGCTCTTGACAGGGCCAATATGCCCAGACCAGGGACAATACGCCGGGAAGCTCTCTCAAAGCGTCTGGACGCTCCTCCGGCAGCTTGGGAAGCTTGGGTCAAGCTGCGAGAACTGGGAGAAGGCGTAAACAGCGGAACCCAGTCTTTAGCGTCGGTGGGGGAAGTCCACGAGGTCCTTCGGAAAACAATCATCCGCCTGGGAGGGAGTCAAGCGTTTACACTCGCTACCAACGGAGACCGACAATTCTTCATCGAAGCTTTTTCCCAGGAAGCTTCTCGGTGGGAGGAAGAGAACTACAGCACTCATGGCTAAGAACGGAAGACCACCAAAAGCTACTGCCGGCAAGTGGGCCGCAGTTACAATGCGCGTGCCGGCCGAATTCAAGAACCACATCATCGAAGTCTCTGATGGCTACGACATGACCATCACCGAATACATCAAAAGTCTGATTGAGCGCGATGCCCCATTTACCAGTAAGAGCAGGTGACGACGACGGGGAGTACAACCTCGTCATCAGAATGTCCGGGAAGCTCAAGAACCAGATAATTGATATCTGCGAAGCAAACCACACATCTATTAACAACTGGGCCCTAGGGGTCATCTACGGTGCCGTAAGAGCCGGCAGAGGACTACCGATAGCACCGGAACCAGTAGCTCCACCGCCTGGAACGATTGAGCAGATACGCGCGTACCTCGACGGCGAGCGGCTCATCATGCCTTGTGGTAAGTCCCGCTGCGATATTCAGCTGGAGCTCGTCGGTGGATTAGAATTCTGCAGCACGTGTGGTGTTCGCACCAGATGAGCGTCGATAGCTCAATCGGATAGAGCAACAGACTTCTAATCTGTAGGTTGTAGGTTCGATTCCTACTCGACGCGCTGTAATTGTAAGTCTTGACAGTAATACTTACTATTGCTATGCTTCCCTATGAGGGGGCTGTGTGTATAACGCGCCTTAAACGACACTGTGGTGTGCCCTCGCTTTGGCGAGTAGCTCAGCTGGCAGAGCAGCGGACTGTTAATCCGCTTGTCGTAGGTTCGAGCCCTACCTCGCCAGCCAGTGATGTAAAATAAAAGAATGTCCGAGCAAAACAATCAAAATGAAACCTGGGGAACATACAAGGGCGAGATTAAGGGTTTTCGTTTTGAAAACTCAGAAACAAAACGTCTTGGTCCACCTATCGGCGGAAGTGGTGTCCAATCCGAAATTGACAGAGACTCTGACGGGAATATAGGGGATGGAACCCCTGATGAAAGACCAGCCCCAAAGAAGGGCCCATCGAAGAACCCGCCCAAAGTTAGACGCATAGACGGGAAGTGGCAACCACAAAAACCATCACCATATAAGCCTGGATACATTCTTGAAGACCGCAAAGGGAACCTCAATCGATACAACGGTAATCCACCAAAGAATAAAAAATACTTTAGAGAAAAACTTGATGGCAGCCTTCAGGAATTTGGTACAGCCTAGAACGGGCTCTCAGTCTTCTTCTTCTTCTTTCTCACCGCATACAGGGTAGACCGGTATGAACGGGCACCTGCATGGCAATCCTGGAAGCAGCATACTTTTCCTCACGTAGATTTATTACGACTTGTACTTATTGTCGCATAGATTTAGTCGCACACAAAATGCAAATACAAAACTAGGGGTAAGCAACAAAAATCTGACACGGCGGCTTACTTTTCGTCCCCAATTTGTCTTTTACTTGCTCGGCAACCCATCTGGTCGTACGAACTGCAATCGCCAGTTCTTCTGTTCAAACTCGAGCGTCTTCTCATACGCATTCTTAAGTCGCTCAAAAGCTTCCTTCGTCTCTGCATACTCCGATGTTCCGTTCCTCTGGCTCATCTTAAGTTCAGCCATCTTGGCTGTAAGCAACCTGCACAGCATCTTGTACTGGTACTCATTCATTACAACCGGCACTACATGATTCTTCTTGCTCATTAGTCGTTCCACATCTGGCTAAGCGTTGGCTTAGTAGGTGCGATTCCTCTCCTTCTTTGTTCGGCCGCTAATTGTCTTGATGTCATCCCTGCCCATACCCCGTGCATGTCAGCAGGTGGAAACTCTAGTGCATACTCCAGGCACTGTGGTCGAACAGTGCAGTACGCACACATCTCCCTAGCCCCCTGAATGTAACTAATGTCCTTGTGTCCTTTAGGAAACATCTCGTTAGTACGACCCTTGCATCTTGCTAGGTCCATCCAGTCGTATCTTTGTATAGCAATACCACTAGCTATGTCTTGTAAATTTCTTCTTACACTTTTGTTCTTAGACTTTCTTTCTTCAACAGTCTCTATAGATACTTCTACTGATTCAATTTCACTCATATGTTTCTACCCCTATTCTTTTGTGTAGAAACTATTATGGCTACTTTTTAGGTCGCGTCCTGATTTGCTGGCGCTCTTGTATCAGTGTGTGATAAGGAGGTCCGGTGAACGGGTCACACTTCGTGGCTATACCTAGGGCCTTTAGAAGTAGGTTCTTGCAGGCTATGTTGTGCCTCTTACTAGGAACTGTTGCCAGCATCGCCCCCATCGCATAAGCAGCTCCAGACCCAAGTGCGTACAACCCGTTAGAGTCGCTTGCCCATGAGTAGTCCCCACCAATCACATAAGCCTGCCCATTCACTACAACGAGTATCTGGGAATCAAACTCAGCTAGCTTGGTGGATTCATTCGCTGATGTTGAGTAACCAGCTTCTTCAAAGCATTTACGTAAAGACGGTATGAACTCATTGGTAATAAACTTGTCTAACAGGTTCCCTTTCAGGGTTACCTTGGGTATCGGGGGACTGAAGGTAAACGAGACGATGTTGATTGCTCGAACATCTCCAGCTGCTCCTATCAAGTACGGTCCGTTCTGTACGACCTTCTTGATGTTGTCCCCCAATACCGAGGCTGAACCTACTCCTGAGCTGTCTATATCCACTATCCGAGAGTCTGTAGCCACCATGCAGAAGCCATCTCCCTGTATTGCCAGTATTGTTGTCATATAGAGCTTTCTGATAAGCAGGGTCTAGGAAACATGGATTGGATTACGCGCCGTTTATCTGGCGAGGTTATTTAACCGGCTTGAGGGTTGGAGCTTTTGACTTTCTACCGTCAAACTCTTCCCCACGGAAAACGCACCAGCCGTCGTATATCAAGGCCGGCTCGTAGTTGAAGAACTGCTTTCCTGTCTCCTGGAAGTGGACAAGAGCGAAGCCTTGTTGCCAGTTCTCAACAACTGTTTTCGGTCGTCCGTAGACATCTATCCCGCCCTTGGTTGATGGCACTGCGCCGTCTACCCGTGCGAGAGTTCCCGGCGATGCAGCCATAATTGTTCTCGGACCGTCGTGGTCACGACGTGTTTTGTACGCCATTTCATTTCGGTGGATGTGGCCGTAGATAACGGACATCTTCTCTGCGTTTAGGTACATGTGGGCGGTTGAACCGTTGGAGCGAACCTTGTCTCCGTGTATACATGCAAGCTGTTCATTGATGAGGTAGTAACCAGTTGGGTACCCATCGAGATATTGCACGCCATACTCATCCATGCGCAAGAGGTTTGGAACTGACAAGTCAGGCCAGCCTTCCGGTGTATTGCCACGACTTATTCCGAAAGCGGCCTTTGCATTATCAAGAAGGTAATTGGTTAGACGCTCTTCGTGGTTTCCGGCAAGCCAAACTATCTTTGCATGAGGAACTGCTTCTCGCATTTCAGCGCAGAATGTTGTTGCTCTATCAATTGAAGCCTGAGTTGTGTTCGCAAAAGCCGGGCTCAATCTATATTTGCTCATCTCTGGCAAGTCAAGGTTGTCTCCAAGACAAATGATTTGGTCTGGTTGATATCGCTTTGCGATAGCAAGAACGATTGCGATAGCACGCTCGTCATGAGTAGGTACTAAGTTCAGGTCTCTATCACGATAATAACCGAACTGTATATCGGGAACTATCAGTGCCATCTTTAGGCTTGTATTCTTCTTTGGCGTAACTGTTGACTTTTGTATTTGCAACAGAGGCCCTTGTTCTGGAAGCTTCCACTGTGGACCGCTGTCCCACGTTGGGGAAAGCTGAACTGCCTGCAAGTCGTGAATCTCTGTATTGCCCTCTTCGTCTTTGGTGACAGTCTGGTACAGAGAAATTCTGTCTATGCTTCCGATGCTGTCGAAGTCAATACCTTTTTTAGATATCATCTGCTCGATTGCGTTAAGCATCTTCTTGCTTGATTCTTTTTTCTCGTGTTCTTTCTTAATCTTGCTGACGCCAGCTGCGATTTTATTGTTTGACTTGTTCATTTTGTTCCCCCATTGGTAATTTCGTTGATATTGCACTTATCCTCGTTTGAGCAAGCACATGCGTTATTCCTAAACAATTGAATTGACTCTCTAGCGATTGGGATTCCGGAGTTGTGTAACTCACGGTGAATCGTGCTTGTTGGTATATCTTCTTTTGACATCACGTCAATAAGAGCAACAGCCGTCTCCCGGTCAATATTATTTAGAAGCTTTCCCATCGGGCAAGGTAGATGCTTGCTTGATATAGAAAGATTTGCTAACCTGTCACCCAGCACTGTCATGTGGTATCCCCATCTGGCTATGTTGTTGTTGTCGCCGAATAATAACACAAATGTAATTTCCGTCAAGGGGTAACTGTGAACCAGGATGAAAATAAATATAAGAGTCATGTTATTGCGGATGCTCTTGTTGAATCTATTGGGATGCTGATGGAGCCAAAACTTGCCCAAGAGGTCAAGACTGCCGTAATGGACCAGCTTCAGAAACACAGGCTGATATCGTACGCCCGGCCAGATGAAATCGGCCTCCTAAACGCCTTGGGAAGGACTCTGGTGGCTATTTCAGAGAACCCCCACACCACCCAGCGAGCCCTGTCAATTTACCTTGGGGTAACCGAGGGGGCTGTCCAAAAGTGCATTTCACAGCTTGTTTCCGCGGGTTTAATAGCAAAGACAAAAGTGGCCGGGAAGAATGTCCTCTCAATTAACTATTCTGAGCTAAAAAAGCTGCCCGATATCATGCGGTTTTCGACCATATTTAGCGCATCCTTTGAAGAAGACACCCCATTTTAGTAATATATCACCAGTTAAATAAACATTAGTCTAAATTCTATTTAGTGGTTGCAATTCCCCCTTGGGCCTTGTACATTTCAAGGCACCACTATTAGCAAAGGAAAGTATGAAAACCACCAAGAAACCATCAAAACTTAGCGCAGCCCAAGCCGCTGCTGACCTCGTTCAGAAGCGTGCGATTGCAGAAAAAGCTTCCCGTGAGAAGCGTGACGCAGAAGCAGCTTTCATGGAGGCCTGTGCACGAGAGGGTGTTGAGCAGGTAATCACATCCCAGAGCACGGTAAAGGTCTACATCCGGCGTGCAATGCGTTCTAGCTACAGCCTCGATGCCCTCAGCAAGCTCCTGAAGCCCGCACAGCTCCGTAAAGTGACAAAGACGGTCATTGACAACGAGCTGTTTGACAGCGCTGTATCTATTGGAATCATTGAGCAGTCAATTGCGGACCAAGCAACAACAGTCAAGGAAGTCGTGTCTGTGTGCATCTCAAAAATCGGACAAGAAGAGGATGGAGAGTAATCATGGAAACACTTAACTTGGTTGAGCCTGGAATGTTTCTTGAGAAGCAGGATGCAGTCCTTATTGCCGCCACCCAAAAGAGCAAGGGTGGAGACGGAACATATCCGTATCACATCGGTCTGTTTTTGCTTATCAAAAACACATTTACCAGGTATGTTGTCTGGACGATTGTTGAGCGCCCAGAAGGCGTAGTAGTCGAGTCCGGTTCATACTTCAAGATGATTGGCGATGCTGTCAATCATTATGAAAAAAACGGCGGCAAAAAAGGGGAGATTTAGTAATGAACGAAAATTCATACCGACGATTCAAGTCTTTTGCAATTTCAATCTCCGTAATTGGTGGTTTGTTCTTGAGCTACACATACATGGAGAAGCAGTCCATCAAAGACAATGAGTTTTTCTGTGATGGCGCACCGGTGACAATCAAAGAGGGCGACACCCTTTACTGGATTGCACGTGAGCACTGTGAAGGCAACACTAGGAATGTCGTAGACAAACTCGTAAACCTTTACGGAACAGATTTGACAATCGGAGACACCGTTTATCTCCCGACTCATCCAAGCTGTGAATTGCGAATGACCGACGGCGGCCAAGTTTTTGAGGAGTGCAAGTGAAAACCAAAGAAGCTTTGGCCACACTCACGAACTCGTACAACTTTGTGCGTGGAGAAAACGACAGTCTTCGACGGGAAATTGTTGAGCTCAAAGGAAAAATCAAAAACTCCTTGGAAAAAGAAACAGAGCACTACGAGATTTTTGAAATCTTGCGTGAGAACTACTACACCCGTGGCACTACGGGCGCTGAGGCGATTGAAGCAATTTGGAGCGATATCGTTGGTGGCCACTTTGACGAGAACCTGTACGAGTGGGATATCTCTCTCAAACGTTTCATTGAGTTGGTTGGGTACTTAGCGCATTCTCTCATTGATGATGGATGCTGGATGGTTGGAGCAGGAACGAGGGATGACAGGTGAGTGCATCAAAACACAAAAATATTGAATGCTCTGGATGCGGGGGTAGCTGTTTAGCAACCCAACAAGAAAACTATCCGGACAACGGATGGGTTATGCCTTTTGACTCGTTTGGTTACTACGGCGGATTTGACGACAACATTGATTGGCTGTTCAATAAAGAAGAGAGCAGGCAGTGGATTATGTGCCATGACTGTGTGGTTAAGTTTCTTCAGCTTTTTCCTCGATTGCATAAATCAATTGGCAAGGCTTTGCACCCGTGCGAGAGTGATACTCCTTGTTGTGAATGGGCTTGGAAAGGTACGGATTCGTTCGGCCAGTACGAAAAAGATGAAGACGGAAAACTTGCACCAGCCAACGGAGTGAACTACTATGTGGCAGATAAAGGCAAGTGGGTAAAAGGAGAGGAATCCTGATGGCAGCTGTAGTTGCAATTCTTATTGTGTTCTGCGTATTTTCGTAAAGGAGAAATAAAAATGCCAAATTGGTGCTCGCAATTCGTGGAAGTCCGCGGAGAAGAAAAAGAAATCAAGCGGATGATAAATTCGTTCAGGGTTGAAGAAGGAACACGTGGGAAGTACGAAGAAGAAAGTGCATGGGACATCAACCAGCTGTTCCCAGTTCCGGATGAGCTGACAGAAATTCCGCACGCTTCTGTCATTCCTGAATGGAGCCAAGAAGAAAAAGACTTATGGCTTAAGAACAAACAAGAAGAGAATTTGGCCAAGTTTGGAGTAAGGGACTGGTACGAATGGCAAATTAGGAACTATGGAACAAAATGGGGAGCTTCTCATATCGAGATTGACGAAGAAAAGCTTGCCAATTGCTCAGACTCATTTTTATTTAAATTTGAGACCCCGTGGGGTACATGTCCAGGGCTAATGGCCAAGGTTTCATCTCTTTTCCCATCTGTTTTGATTGGTATTCACGCAATAGAGCAGATGATGATGTTTGCTGTGTGGGAGACATATCACGACGGAAAAATGATTGAGTACGGCCAAGCAGATGTGGACACGCAAAACATTGATTCAGACGAAAAGTGGATGCAATGCTTGAACGAAATGTTCACATGTGCGTCAAAAGGTTCAGCTGATTCCCTTGATAAAAATATGGACTTGATTAAAAAGTCTTGAATTAGCCAAGGTCTGGTTTGATGCGGCCGTACGAAGCCCTATCGACCAGCCGGCAAAACATAATCAAAAGTATGGCTACAAAAGAGTGTGATGTTTGAATTTCAATGTTCGTCACATCTGAGCTTCTAAGAAGAAACAAAAAAATCTGTAGGGATATGTTATATATCCCGGTGATGACCAGAAGCGTTACAAGGCCGGCAAAGAACTTCATTTGTCTAACCTCCGTACAATTTGGTGAACTCTCTGTCTTGACAGGTTCCATTCGTTGGCTATTGACTGAAGGCTTTTCCCAGATTTTCTAGCTTCAAGAATTAAAACATCCCTATCTCTGTCTCCGTGTGGGCCAGGCTTGCGCTGTGACCAAGACCAAGTAGCTACGGATGAAAGTTCTTCGTGTTTATCTCTAGGGAGACTATTTGTTCTGCCTCTGGCTCGAATATAACCAACCCAGGCTCCGAGCTTCAAGCTATGACCGTTAAGTTCATAAACAAAACCTGAAGGAACTTCTGAGTGGTTGTTAGTTGCAACGAAATCTTTAAGAGCTCTTATGTAGAGGTCCCACTTAATTTTTGATTTGTTCATAATTTGAACATTACTAGACGAATGGCTTTTATTCAGAGATGCCTTCAACGCCTGTATCCGTAACGGTTTTTTGCCCTGTTGCCCAAGCGGAAAAGAATTCATCCTTTATTGGAATAATCCAAATTTGACAATTATCTGGGTCGCTCACATCACCGACGACAGTCCATGCAATTTCTACTGGGCCGGAAACCTCAACAACCCCAACATTGCAATCAAAACCATAAACATCTACAAATCTCTCAACAACACAATCCCCGCCGTGCATGCATACTGCTGTTTCGTCAGCCCTATTTGGGCAATGAAACATAGTTGGGATAACAAAAGATTTGTCGATTGTTACAAAAAACGAGTGCCCGTCTTCGTGCCACGTCATTATTGATTCAGACATTTTCCACCTGAGATAAATCTAAAAAAAATGACCCAACTCTTTACATGGGTCTACATGATTAGTCTATCTCATAGTTTTGAGTTCTCTAAAATGCAATTTATCCGTTTTTTAAAAAATTTGTGATATAAGAATGCAGATTCACTCAAGGAGATTGACTGTATCTAATTTTGAGATACTGTCCATAGTTGCATCTTTTTATACGATTGATTGCCATAATAGTCAGATGCTTATTCTTCTAATTATCACAACAGCGCTAATCGTTTCGCTCCACAAATACATCATGAGTGCAGTAACTAATTACGACTCATACGGAAGCTCCACCGCCAAGCAAGAATGGATTAACTTTGAGAGGGAGCGACTCGGTCGTTAAGGCTCAATAAAGATACATTCGCCAGGGCATTCTTCGGCTGCATCAATTACATCAGTCAACCTATCGTCTGAAAAGGAAGCCAATCCAGCTGCGCCTTCTGGGTTCCCCACAGCAGCCGCATAAATCTTGTCCCCTTCTTTTACATACGCAAGACCGTCCGGCATCATATGAAAAACATCTGGGGCTATCTCTGCGCATAGTCCGTCTCCAGTGCATAGGTCTTGGTCAATCCAGACTTTCATTTTTTTTCCTTAGTAATCAAAACTTCTGAATGTGCTGAATTTAATGGTATCACCTAACCCAGATACCCAATCTCTCTAGCTCTTCGCCGCCGTCGCTAATAAAGCGGTATCCATCTCGTATTAGATGTGTGTAATGGAAGTCAATGTCAAAGCCATCTGGGTGTTCGTCCTTCCAGACTGGAATCATTGAGGAGTTATTGTGTGAAAAATCTGAGTTCCCACGGAGGTGAATTTCAATAAGTTTCCCATCAATGAATTCACAATTTATTTTTCCATACCTAAGTGGCATTAATCCCAAGAATTGCGGAAGGGGGTGAGTTTTTTCAGTTTTTTCCCAGTAGGTGAATCTGCTGTATGGGCGTGTTGCATGTTTCGTACCAATAACCGACAAGACTGGCTCATATTTGACATAATCAACACTTACATGGTCGCCAGTAAATATTTCTGACCAAAATTCCCCTGGGTGCAAGTGTAGGGTTTCTTCCTCAAGATACTCGACCCGAGCCCTTTCCCCCATGCCTTCAATATTTATTACTGGTCGCACAAAATAATTGCCAGAAATTGGAACTGGAGTTCCGCGTGGGCCACACAAGTGGCCAGCTTTTTTTGCAACTATTAATTTATCAAAAATCCAAAGGTCATCTAATGCACATTTATTCCATGCATTTATCTCTGGGGAGGAAACCATTGATTACTCTTCGCTGTCTGGTATACCGTTTCCGTTTTTGTCTTCGGCATTTCTTCCAGTTGAAATCATCAGTCCGGCTAGAGTACCAGTAATAAAGGTTGCCACCGAAGAAAGAACACCAAAGAACATCTTGTCATTTTCGGCCTGTGCGCCAATTGGCTGTGTGACAAATACAAGCGCCCAGAGGACTCCAACGGTTGTAATGAGGAGAACAAACCCAAGCATGCAGCCAATAACAAACTTAAGGCGTGCATCTAATTCCGCTGGTGTTAAACGTGGTTTCATGGTGCGATTGTTCCTTCCACTGTTGTTTCTGTTACTTCTTTCGGGTCCCATCCAAGCAGCGTTTCCGTGCACGCGCCATCTACCATGCATTCTGGTGGCTCGCATTCACTAGTGCCCCAATTTTCTGGGTCTTGGCATGGATAGCGATACTTTCCGTCATAACCACAAGAAGCAAGAGCAAGTATGGATACAAGTACAAGACTAAGCCGTTTCATTCGCCTTCGCCTTTGCTGGCGCTTTCTTGTCAACCTTGTTAAAGACATCGTTTATTTCAGAGCTTGAAAGTTTTCCATCTTCAAGGAATGCTCTAGAGAGACCTTCGATTACTACTGCAACCCCTGCAATTCCAGCCATGAAGACAGCCTTGAGTACTGGAACACCAGCGATAGTTCCTGCACCGATAACACCAAGACCAGATGCGGCGAAAGTAGCAAGAATTCTAAGTAAGACATTTACGAACAAATCTTTCTTCATACTGGAACTTCCACTTTTGACTTATGCGACATAACGCAACTACGTGAGCAGTAAAGCTCATTTTTATACTCTCTTACAATCCCCTTACCGGTAGACCTAGAGCATTCTGGGCATTTATGAAATACAGACTTACCAGCTCCAACATAAAGAACATTTATTCCGTCATCAATTTTTGGTGCTGAAACAGTTGTATTAGATACATTTCTTTTAGCTGGTTTTCCGCTTGCCATTAGAGGTCTCCTACTGCATGGTCTCGAATATGCGTATCAAGCTTGCCCTCAATACGCTCAACTGATTTGTTTGTTCTATCTATTGAGCGCCCAAGGTTTTTGCCCAAGCTTTCAATTTTTTCTACAACATAATTGTGGTCTGCTTTGTTTTCTTCCCACATTGTTTTAGAAGAACGTCTGCCCTGCTCGATTAGAGCAACAGCGATTAATCCAATAACGCCAACAGCAGCGACAATTATTTCAATCATGACCCCTACAGTCCGAGCAATTCTTTGACTTTAGGACCAACAACAGAGTCAGCTGGAAGCTTGTTTGCAACTTTAAAAGCCTTAATTGCACCATCAGTTGCTGCATCTTTTTGACCATTGATTGCACCCTTGTAGAAGCCTTTTGTTTTTAGTGCTTCTTGGAGCTTTGTTATTTCATTTCCACCTGCAGCTGGGGCTGCAGCTGGAGCTGAAGCTGGTGCTCCACCTGCTGGAGCGCTAACTCCGTTTGCTTCCATCCATGCTTTTACAGAAGCTGGCACATTATCGCCATTTACGTATCGAAGATGCCATGGTTCACTCGGAACAACTTCCCACGAGAAACCAAACTCTTTAACATTGGCAATTAACCAGTTAAGACGCTTTTGCTCTGATGCTGAATGAACATCAACGGCCAAGCCGAGATTATGCTGCGATTTACCGGGTGTGGCCAACATCGCCATGCCTTTCTTGAGGTACCAAGTCTTACCCTCAAAGGTTTTTGTGCTGGTTCCGGCCACTGGCTCAAGTTGGTAACGCGTTAGGAAGCCTTTTTTCTGGGTCTCGTAATCTCGATATGTGTCCCCTGATGACGTCGGCTTCAGTTCAACGCCTTCAGCCTTTGCTTTCTCAACCATTGCTGTCCAAGCAGCCGCTGCAATCCAATGCATTTTCCCGCCACCAGGTACTGCTTTAAGAAGGTTCGCAGGAAGTTTTCCCGGCTCAATGCCCTTCAGGTCTTTTGGAAGGACGACCGGAACGATGTAGTCCCAAGCTAATTTACTCATTGTCAACTCTTTTCGTAAGATTTGCCAGAAACGCCGTATAGCGCTCCTAAATTTTACAACAAAAGTCGCATAAAATTAGGCTACTAAATAAAGTATTTACTCGCTATCTGGTTCTTTCATGTGTAGATACATTGACCCAGTGAAGGCCAGCACTGTTCCCCATAGGGCAATTTGTTGGGTCAAGCCGGAGAGAGTGAAGTACATCACGGTTGCGCCGGCAAGGGTGAAACCAGAGGCCATAATTCCGTATACAAACTTTCTTGCAAAGTTCTTCCAGTCCATAACTTTTACTCCATCTTCATATTTGTAAATAGATATCCGTTTAATCCAATCTGGGCCTTCGCCTTCGATTGCTCCGCCTTCTTCGCTTTCTTCTTCTTTTCTGACAGCAACATCTTGTCTTGGGCCAGAAGGACCAGAAGGACCAGTGCCTGAGCCAGGAGTTGGTATTCCACCAGCAGCAGCGGCTAGAGCCACAGTGCTAGTCACCAAGTTTACCGCAATTACACTTCGTCTCGTACCAACATCTATGGAAGAACCCAATGCGGTATACGTATCAAACACTCCGGCGAATACGTTGATTTCTTCTTCAAATGATTCCTTAACATCGGTTGGCGCCTCGGTGAGTGCTTCTGAAATCGCGGCACCAGCTTCTTCTGAAACCTCAGCAACAACGATTGCGCTAAACACTGCGGATGCTTGTTCGCCGTCAATGCTTTCAAGAACCTTGGAGCTTGTTGCAAGTTCGGTTGCTTGTCCAGACTCGATGCCACCCTCTTGCTCAATTACCAACGTAACGACTTGTCCAACCTGCTCGCTCGTAATTGTGTCGGATTCCAACACATCCACGATTACTCCGACCGATTCAGCGTCTAGTTCATTACCCAAGACAGCGGTGAAGGTTTCAATCAAAACCTCGTTGCTTACTTCTTCGTCAAAGACCGCACCAAGAACAGTGTTCAACAACTCTGAGGTGAGTTCTTCCTCCAACACATCAACGATGAGGTCAATGGTTTCTGCGTCGGAAAGGTCACTGTCAAACACGCTGTCAAAGATTGCTTCTGTTTCTGACGCGCTTAGGTTTGTTTCAAGCAAGTCTCCAAGTACGGTCATAGTGTCCGCAACCGATATATCTTCGTCAAATACGGCTGCCATAACTGTGTCTAGGTCGCCAGAACTAAGCGGACCATCAAAGATTGACACCAAAGCCGACACCATATTCTCAGCAGAAGTATCTTCTGAGAACGCTGAATCCAAAACTGCCGTCAACTGTGCGCTAGTGATGTCTGCATCCAGCATCGTCGTCAGTGCTTCGGTGAATACATCTGCCGAAACATCTTCGGTAAAGACGGCTTCTAGAACATTGTCAAACTGGGTGTTGGTAAGTTCTGCACCAAGGAGTGTGTCAAGAACAGCGCCAACCTCGTCAGCCTCAATATCGGCAGTGAATGTATTTTCAAGAATATTGTCCAATATGACTGTCGTGATTGGCTCGTTGTCTTCTATTTCTGTGACGGTATAATCATCTGGTGGAATTATTATTACTACCGTTTCGGTTTCTGTTGGGTCTATTCCAATTGGTTCTGAGTATTCTGGAATTGTTTCTGTTGGCAGTTCGATTCCAGTTCCTGTTTCTACGGGAAGCGGCACCGTTGTGGATTCTGTTTCAGGCTCTGGGTATTGCGGGAGTGGCACTGTTGTACCGTATGGGGGAGTCACGACGACAGGAGCGACAGTCGTACTGGTCGTAGTTGTAGTAGTAGATGAAGTGGGTGTCGGGTCAAGAACAGTTGCATCAACGGTTACTTCAGGTCCATAGGTGCAACTACCAGTTCCAACCCCAGCACACCCAGCCGTCATTGCTTTGATGCCGAAACGAACGGGTCCATATCCTGTTGTGACAGGATTACTGCCAGAGAACATCCCGGTGCTCAACGAGTAGTTGGTTCCTTGATTGGTCCAAACTCCCCAACCACCTGATTGTGCTCCACCAATTACGGTGAGGTCGTAGAAACTAACTGAGTAACCGTAGATAGAAGCATTACTTGCCGCCGACGCATCCCAATCAAGGTCAACACTTCCATCTGCGTTCGCAACGGCAGTCAGGTTTGTAACTGGATTAAGGTACGCCGCAGTAATCGTGTTGTTGGACTCGACATATCCAGAGCCTGAGAAATTGTTTGTGTTTTGCGCAGTAGTGCCAAATGTGTTTCCACTGGCTGTAGAGAACGAGTTCGCACTTGCTCCGTTGTATAACGAAGAGCCGTTATTCCAATTGTTTGCAAATTGAATAGCGGTGGTGTTGCCATTGAATGTATTACCTGAAACCATTTGATTGCCAGCGCCAACCGTCCAAGAGGTGGGAATCCATGATGAGAAAGACACGCCAACACCGTTTGAAGTAAATGTCGAATTTAGAACTTGCTGACGGTTGAGCCCTCCCAAATATGCGCCAACCTGTGTGTTGCCTGTGAACTGGCTGTTATTTATTTTGACGAAGCGCTCGGTACGAATACCATAAGTATTTGATGTAAACGTAGAATCGTTCACATAAATACGATTTGAGTAATCAGTATCCGTAAGGCTTAAGGCCGACGGGGTACCACCATGGTCAGAGGTAATTGCATAACCATTATTGGTGAATTGTGAATCATTGAATGTGGTCACTCCACCGCCGCCTTGGTAGAAAGCCCACGATGAATGATTGGAAATCTTTATACGATTGAACGTCATTGTTCCGGAGGCGTTGTAAATCAGACCACCGTTCCATGACACAT